AGGAGTATCATGGATATTCAAGTCCTGACCGCACTTGCTCTACCTATTTCAATTATGTTTTTCTTAGTTGGATTATTAATAGGTTGGGTTGCAAGAGACTATATGATGAATTATCGAGAGATTCCTAGACCTCATCCAGAGATGTTTGACATTAATGGAAACTTAGTACCAGATGAAATTGTAGCATTTAGATTTGAAAACAATTATGACAACGACAGCGAAGAAGAAGACGACTAAAAAAGATCCACTTGAACTTCCTTTAAAACCATTTGCTTTTGAGGTATTGCATCTTTTATCAAAGCAAAGATCAAAGGCAAAGAAAGTTGAAGTATTGAAGAGATATGAAGATCCATCTTTAAAAGCATTATTCATATGGAACTTTGATGAAACAGTAGTATCAGTTCTTCCAGAGGGAGAAGTACCATATACAGGATATGATGAGCAGACATCAAATAGTGGTACTTTAACAACAAAGATTTCTCATGAAGTTCGTACGATGCATGAGACAGGATCTTTCTCAATGGGTGCTAGTGATAAGCAAGGACATACTACGATTCGTAGAGAATTTAAAAATTTCTATCACTTCTTAAAAGGTGGCAATGATTCCTTGAATAATATTCGTAGAGAAACTATGTTTATTAATATTCTTGAGGGATTACATCCATTAGAGGCAGAGATTATTGTACTTGTTAAAGATAAAAAATTAGAAACAAAGTATAAGATTACAAAAGATATTGTTTCAGAAGCATATCCAGATATAAATTGGGGTGGTAGATCGTGACAACCATGACAAAGACAGAGAAGAAAGAATTAATCTGGACAAGTAAAGAGAAAGAAACTCATAAGAGTGAATATGGTTGTGAAATTCTTGTAGAGAATGGAACACTCGAACAAGTGACAGTAACTAATGCACCTACTGATGCGTTCGTAATTACATATGAGTATCAGGAAAAGGTTTGTCGTGATTTGACAAGAGGTGTAAGAGTTAAACTGTTTGATATGTATTACGATAAGTTTAAGGCAGGTCTTAAGTCCATAGATTATGGTAGGGGTACAATCAAACCAAACCTTTGGGGTTATAATTCTTCACCCCAAAAGAAAAAGCGGAAGTAGTTTCAAAAATAGGGCAAAAAAATCTCCCCAAAATTTTTGGACTCTTAAGATTTTTTAAAATTGTATCAAAAAATACACAACTGCTTGCATATATAGTATGAATGTGTTAGTATTAACACAACGTTCACCCCGAAAGGGGCGCAAGTAAGCCGACTCGGAACGGGTACGTTCATCCTCGCAAGAGGACGCAAAAGCCGACTGAAGGAACGGATGTAAAAAGTCCAATTACTTTAGGAGAACCCAAATGGCAACAGTCACATATCGTGGTATCAAGTATGATACTCAAGAGTACCATAACATGGTACAAGCGGAAGCACAGCAGAGAAATCATGATCTAATGTATCGTGGTATCAAAGTAAAACGTAAATTCGCTTCAAAGAGTTAAAGACACTCTTGCTGAACAAATTGAAGGGGTTGATCCCCTTCTTTTTTTATGCTATGATGTGAAAAAGTCATTTATTATGGAACGTAGTAAATTAAAAGATATTGTTCGTAGTCTCGAACTTATGGTTGACGCATTGAAGACAGAAGTGTATTCTGATGTGGAATCTTATAAAGATGAAACACCTCCAAAAACAAGACTTGACTATGATGAATTATATGATGATGGTTCAGACTAATGAGTAGACAGAAAACTTTAATTAAATTACTCAAAAGATTAATCAAGCAAGATTATCTATATACTGATGAAAAATTAAGAGAGATGAAACAAACTCTCCGTCTTGCAGAAGAAGAAATTGCAGCACTTGAAGCAAAAAATTCAAAGGGATTTAAATGAACGTAGACCTAATAAGTATCACACCTGATGCTGAAAAAACAATGGCACATATTGCCAGAGTATCAAATCCAAATAATCAAGATAATCCAAAATATGCAGGATTATTGAAGTATTGTATCAAGCATAATCATTGGTCTGTATTTGAACAATCATCTATGACATTAGAGATTGAAACTACAAGAGCAATTGCAGCACAGATATTAAGACATCGTTCTTTTACATTTCAAGAGTTTTCTCAAAGATATGCACAGAGTAATGAACTTGGTAAAATCGAATTGCCAGATTTAAGAAGGCAAGATGATAAAAATCGTCAAAATAGTATTGATGATCTTGATCCATTTGTGAGACAAAAATTAGAAGCACAAATGATCACTCTTTTCAGTTCTGCACAATCATTGTATAATCAGATGATTGAAGAAGGAGTTGCAAAAGAATGTGCTAGAATGGTATTACCATTATGTACTCCTACAAAAATCTATATGACAGGTTCTTGTCGTTCTTGGATTCATTATATTGAATTACGTTCTGCACATGGAACACAGAAAGAACATATGGAGATAGCAGAAGCATGTCGCAAAGTGTTTACCGAACAATTCCCATCGGTCTCAGAAGCACTTGAATGGGTCTAAATAACTATACATTAATCAATTATTATGGCAACATATCCTGTAGTTAATACAAAAACTGGTGACAAAAAAGAAGTAGTGATGAGTGTGAATGATTGGGATCAATGGAAGGAAGAAAATCCTGATTGGTCAAGAGATTATTCAGATCCATCCACAGTGCCAGGTGTTGGAGAAGTTGGAGAGTGGAGAAATAAACTCATAAGAAAAAAACCAGGTTGGAATGAAGTATTAGAGAGAGTTCAAAAATATCCTGGTGCGAATAAACAGAAGATTGATTAATGGGAAAAAAAAGAAATGGAGATCAACCCATTGGAGTTGGGTTGACAGCAAAGCAAATGCGTAGAAAAAAACCTATTAATTCAGAATATTTGGTTGATATTGAACCAATAACTGAAAATCAAAAAACCTTATTCAACTCTTATAAAGAGAAAAAGAATATTATTGCTTATGGTGCTGCAGGTACAGGTAAAACCTTTGTTACCTTATATAATGCTTTGAAAGATGTGTTAGATGAAAGTACCCCATATGAAAAAATCTATATGGTGCGTTCATTAGTCGCAACTCGTGAAATCGGTTTCTTACCAGGTGATCACGAAGATAAATCTGACATATATCAAGTCCCATACAAACATATGGTAAAATATATGTTTCAGATGGGATCTGATGCAGACTTTGAGATGCTTTATGGTAATCTGAAAGCACAAGAAACAATTAAGTTTTGGAGTACCTCATTTTTAAGAGGAACTACACTTGATCGTTCTATTATTATCGTTGATGAATTTCAAAACTTGAATTTTCATGAATTAGATAGTATAATAACAAGAGTTGGTGAAGATAGTAAAATCTTCTTCTGTGGTGATGCATCTCAGACAGATTTACAGAAAACCAATGAGAAAAACGGTATTGTTGACTTTATGAAAATAATTCGTTCTATGCCATCATTTGACGTAATTGAATTTGGTATTGATGATATTGTTCGTTCTGGAATAGTTAAAGAATATCTGATTGCAAAATTAGAAACAGGTATGTAATGTTTGAACATGTTGATTTGAATTTGCCTCCTTTAAAACGGGAGACAATAGATGGAGTTCGTTATTATTCTGTACCTGATGAAGAGGAACTAATTAAGTTAGTTTCGATTACATCAATCACAAGTCATTATAATAAACAAATCTTTCTTGATTGGAGAAAGAGAGTTGGTAATGAGGAGGCAGATCGTATTACAAAAGCTGCTACAACTCGTGGAACAGATATGCATACTCTTACAGAGTACTATCTGAAGAACGAGGAACTGCCCAAAGTCCCTCCTATATCTGACTTCTTGTTTAAAATATCGAAAGGTAAATTGAATAAGATTTCTAAAATAAGGACTCTGGAAGGTGCGCTATATAGTAAGCAGTTAGGAATTGCAGGAACAGTTGATTGTATTGCAGAGTATAACAACGAGTTAGCGATAATAGATTTTAAGACATCTAAAAAACCTAAACCACGAGAGTGGATTGAACACTATTTTGTTCAAGCAATGGCATATGGTTGTATGCTGTATGAGATGAAGGGTATATCTGTTAAAAAATTAGTCATTATTATGGCATGTGAAAATGGAGAGTGCGTTGTCTATGAAGAATACGACAAATCAAAATACATCAAGCTCCTTGGAGAATACATTAGA